AGCACTTAACAGATTGAACGTAAGAAGATTATTACTTCAAGCTCGTAAATTAATTTCAGCGGTGGCAGTAAGATTATTGTTCGAACAAAACGACCAAGTTGTTAGACAACAATTCTTGGATAGTGTTAACCCTATCTTAGACTCAATTAGAAGAGACCGAGGTTTATACGATTTCCGTGTAACTGTATCATCTTCACCTGAGGATTTAGATAGAAATACTTTAACAGGTAAAATTTACTTGAAACCGACGAAAGCGTTAGAGTTTATAGACATTGAATTCTTTATCACTCCAACAGGAGCTTCGTTCGAGAATATTTAATAAAAACCATAAGTGGGGACACGTCCCCACTTTTTAGCCAATTATGAAAAGAAATACATTAAAAGAAGGAATTGACGATAAGGGTACACCTGATATGAAATATTATGCGTTTGATTGGGATGATAACATAGTTCATATGCCAACCAAAATTATGGTTAAAACTGAAAACGGTGATGAAATCGGTATGAGTACTGATGATTTTGCGGAATACAGACATCAATTAGATAAAGAACCTTTTGAGTATAATGGTGAGACTGTTGTTGGATATGGTGAAGAACCTTTTAAAAACTTTCAAACACCGGGAGATAAAAACTTTTTGATTGACTCAATGAGAGCAAAACTTGGACCAGCGTTTGACGACTTTAGAGAGGCGATTAACGGAGGTTCTATCTTTTCCATAATAACTGCTCGTGGACACAATCCTAATACCTTAAAACAAGCCGTTTATAATTACATTATCGAAGGGTTTAATGGTATTGATAAAGATGAGTTAATTAAAAATTTAAAAAAATATAGAAGTATTTCCGGAGATGATGAGATGAGTGACGATGAGTTAATCAAAACTTATTTAGATATGTCTAGATTCCATCCGGTTTCTTATAACGACCCTGAGGGGGCTGCAAATCCTGAGGAGGCAAAAGTTCGTGCGATGGATAAATTTGTGGACTATATTAAAGACATCTCTTCAAAAATAGATAAAAAGGCGTTCCTTAAAAAAGACGTAAGTAATAATTTTGTTCCGTCAAAACCAACAATTGGGTTTTCAGACGATGATGTTCGAAACGTGGAGGTTATGAAAAAACACTTCAAAGACAAAGAAGACAATATTGTAAAAACTTATTCAACAGCAGGAGGAATAAAAAAAGAATATTAACTAGTATTAAAGAACTAGTATTAAATAATTAAATAAAAAAACTAGTTAAATTAACTAGAATTAAATAAACTAGACTGGATTATAATGATAATAAATTAAATTCAGAAAGTCAATAAAAATATTTTCCATTTGGATATATTTATGATAATAAACAAAGAAAAACTAATTTAAAATAATATGGCTGATTTATTGATGAAAATGCCGATTCCTTACGAACCGAAAAGACAGAATCGATTCATACTAAGGTTTCCATCAAGCTTAGGGATTAACGAATGGTTTGTAGAAAGTACTGCGAGACCTAAAATTAAAATTGCTTCAACAGAGATTCAATTTTTAAATACCTCAACTTATGTTGCAGGTAGATTTAATTGGGATGAAATACCTGTTAAATTTAGAGACCCAATTGGACCGTCTGCGGCACAGGCTCTTATGGAGTGGGTTCGTTTACACGCTGAATCTGTTACAGGACGTATGGGATACGCCGCTGGTTATAAAAAAGACATAGACTTAGAAATGTTAGACCCAACAGGAGTTGTTGTTGAAAAATGGATTCTATACGGAACATTCTTAACTAGTGTTGATTTTGGTTCGTTAGGGTATAGTACTGATGGTCTTGCAGATATTAGTGTATCATTAAGAATGGACAGATGTGTGTTAGTTTACTAATAGTATTTATAAAAAATCAATATTAATTATATTTAACCGTAAAGACATAAACTTTACGGTTATTTTTTTATATGGAAAATCAAGAAATCGAATACGGACAACAAAATTTTACGTTACCACACGATGTAGTACCACTACCATCGGGAGGAATATTTTATAAAAACAAAAAGAAATCTATTAAGGTAGGATATCTAACAGCTAATGATGAAAACATTTTAATGGGGGGTGGAAATGATATGACCACAACACTATTGAGAAGTAAAATCTATGAACCGGACCTTAAGGTTGAGGATATGTTAGAAGGTGATGTTGAAGCCGTTTTAATATTTTTAAGAAACACTGGTTTTGGACCGGAAATTAATTTAAATTTAATCGACCCTTCAACAAAAAAACCATTTCAAACAACAGTTCCTTTAGATGAATTGAATGTTATTAATGGTCAAACACCAAATGAGGACGGAACATTTATTGCTCAATTACCTAAATCACAGGTAACAGTTAAATTAAGACCATTAACTTATGGGGAAGTTTTAGAAATAAGTAAGTTGGAAGAATCATATCCTAAAGGGAGAGTAGTTCCAAAAATTACTTGGAGATTACAAAAAGAGATTATAGAAGTAAATGGAACTACTGATAAAGCAGAAATAGCTAAATTTGTCGAACAAATGCCAATTTTGGATTCAAAATTCATAAGAAAATTTATGAATGATAATGAACCAAGATTAGATTTAAGTAGAGTTGTAATTACCCCATCAGGAGAAAAGATGACAGTTAATGTCGGATTTGGGGTTGACTTTTTTCGTCCTTTCTTCTGATTATAGAAAAGGACAGATAGATGAATTCTACTATTTGAACAAATTAATGAACATAACTTATCAAGATTTTCAAGCAATGCCACTATTTGTTAGGAAATATTTATTAGATAAGTGGATTGAAGATAACTCAAAGGACTGAAAACTCAGTCCTTTTGTATTTATAGTAATATATTATTTTAATTTATGGCAACAACACCTAATACTAATCCTAGTTCAACTCCAAGTACTACTCCAGATTTATCATTTGCACAGAAACTTGCAAAAGAGGCGACAGTTGATTGGCAAGTCTTAACAAAAGCTATTGAGAATAGTTACAGAACTTCTGTAGAGATTAATAAAACTTTTGGTCAAGGACAAGAACGATTATCCGAATTGATGGGTGCGGTATCTGATGCGGTGCCAAGAATTACTCGTTTAGGGGGTACTACTGCTGATGTTCAAAAAACAATGATTGAAATTGCCAATGCATCAAGACGTAATATTATTGCAAATACCGAAGATGTTGAAAAACTTTACGCAGCGGTGGAAGTTGTAGGTGGTTCAGCAGAAAGCTTAACTAATTCATTTTTAGATGTTGGTGTTGGTCTTGAACAAATGGGGAAACAATTAGAAGGGTCCGTTAATTATATTCGAAGTATTGGTGGTAACACCAAAGCGGTTATGAGTGATGTTGCTAAAAATATGGACCAAATGAATCGATACCAATTCCAAGGAGGAGTTGAAGGTATGGCAAAAATGGCGGCAAAGGCTTCAATGTTAAGAGTGGATATGAGTGCAACCTTAAATTTTGCGGATTCGTTATTTAGTCCTGATAAAGCAATTGAAGTTGCTTCTGCATTTCAAAGATTAGGTGTTGCTTCAGGGGATTTAGTGGACCCATTCCAATTAATGAATCAATCAATTAATGACCCTTCAGGGTTACAAGATAGTTTAGCTAAGGTTGCAAAACAATTTACCTACTTTGACGAAGAGACAAAAACGTTTAAAATTAATCCTCAAGGTGTTTTAACCTTGAGAGAGATGGAAGACCAAGCGGGAATTGCGAGAGGGACTTTAAGTAAAATGGGTCTTGCTGCCGCTGAGTTAGATGAAAGACTATCAGCAATTAATCAGGCAGGTCTTACAATTGGAAGTGAAGAGGACAAACAATATTTGGCAAATATTGCGACAATGCAAGATGGTAAGTACATGGTAAAATTAGAGGATGGTACCAAAAAAGAATTAGCGGAATTAACACAACCTGAATTTGATAAATTAATAGAACAACAAAAAACCGGACCTAAAACTCTTGAGGAGATTGCATTTGCACAATTAGATATTGATAAAGCCACTTTAGCGGCCGTTGGAGGTTTAAGAGAGGCATTTGTTCAAGGAATAACAAGTCCAAAACAAGTAACAAAAGGGATTGCGGGTGCTCAAAGAGCCGCTAAGACAGTTCTTGGTGAAACTTCAGACGCATTTAAAGCAAAAGATTTTAGAGATTTAAGTGAAGGGGTCTTAACAACATTAGGTAATGTTGCCAAAGATTTGAAAGAAGGTAATAAACCTCTTACAGATGTGTTTTCAAATGGGTTAAATGGTCTTGGAACAACTTTAGATGCATCTCAAAAAAGATTTACTGAGGTATTAAAAGAGGTTGGTGAAAATATTGCAGCAAAACTAACAAATCAAACAAGTGGAGAGGTTGCACTTAAAAATGTTACTAATAAAGTGGTTGAATCTTATGGAGGTAAAACATCTACTTCATCGGCACCAATAACATCTTCGGTTGGGAATAAAATGGAAATGTTACAGAATAATCAAAATACCGTAACAACTCAACAAACAACCAAAGGAACGGTTGATGTTGGTGGTAAAATAACTGTTGATATTCAAACACCAAGTGGTATGAGTACAGAACAAAGTAAACAATTTATTGATTCTGTATTTAATGACTCTAGGTTTAAGGACTATATTATTAGATTAACTACTCCGGATAACTTAAAAGAACCTGTTTCAAAAACTTACTAATAATCTATTTATAAAATAAAAATCATAGATGTCAAATAGTCCATTAGATTACATAAATTCGGATGGTTTCAGAAAGAAATTAATAACAAGAAATTTAGTACCTTACGCTAAATCTCCAAGCAGACCTTCTGTTCAAGTTCCGTATGAATATATTTCATCGGACTTATCTGTAATTGATAGTCCTGACCAACTTATTGATAACCCATCGTTAGCAAACCAATTATATCCTTTAAATAGATATGGTAATGAGGGAGGGTATCAACAAGTTCCTGACCCAAATGGTTTAACTAACACAATTTCAAATCAAGGTGAATACGGTCCGGGACAACAAGATGCACATATTGTTGACGAGGGTTATGATGCGGTAAGATTATGGAGACCATTAAATGCTTATGCAGATGGGTTAAATGTTTTTGACTCAGCAGAATCATTCTCAAGTTTAGAAACAGTTAGACCCGACCAAGATAGACAAAGTAATGGACAACCATATCCGGGACCAATTGTCCCATCATCATATTCTCCACTATCAATTTTATTATCAACAAACCCAACCGGTAGCAATGGTAATTTAAGTCAGGATTCATATATTGCTCGTTTAGGTGCTCAAACACTTAGAAATGAATTCCAAGAAAGAATTGCTGCTCGAATAAGATTAGAGACGATAGGACAAGCCAACATCTTAAATGTTAATAGTGGAACCGATTTATTAGGTATTATTTCAGGTCAAGTTCCTTTATTAGAACCAAATTGGCAAATTACAGTTCCTGCAAATCCATTAACTGCAGCTGCGGATTTTGCCTTAAGGTTAGGAGGAAGTATTTTACCTGTTTCTTTAATACCTGGTTCTTATTTTGACCCAACAATTAATCCGGGACAACCAACAACCATTCAACAAGTAACCAATGCGATTGCTGGTACAGGTGTTGGTAATTTCTTTAATCAGTTATTAGGTGGAACACAAACAGGTTCTCAAATATTTTACAACAACACAGGTGCAGGTCAAAGGTCTCGTTTATTTAAAAATATTGATTACAACAAATATAAACCAAATTTAGTTAGAGGTATAATTGATAGAGTTGCAGGTGCATTAACCGGAACTTTATCTGATAATAGTAATTACTATATTGGTTCTGTGTCTTCTGAACCATCTCGAGTGTTTTCTCCAGGTGGTGATTTACCTGTTGACCAATTTGGAAAAGAACAACAATCACCGGTATACGGACCTCAAGAGTTGGCTCAACTTTATGAAGGACCAAGTCAAGAAGTTAGGTTAGGAGCTAATGGTCCTACTTATTCAAATGGTGGGGGTATTGAAGGTGGTTTTACTTGGGTTTCTCCAAAATATAAAGATAATGCCGGAAAAAAAGTTGGTTTAGGTGGGGTTGTTACAGATGAGGATGAAGACTTTAAACCTTCATCATATAACACAACTGAATCAACAAACAGGACTTTTAAAGGAGGTTCTATTTTAGATGACACTCAGAGAATAATTAATAGTCAACCTCAAGGAGGTCGAAGATTACAACACGTAGGTAATGCGATAGACCAAGTTAGTAAAGTTTTTCACGATGGATATAAAGAAATAACTAAAGGTTCAAGAGTATATCGATATGTTGGTGCTATAGGTCAAGAGGTTGGAACAGAGTATTGTCGTATTTTCGCAAAAGATGTTCCATACTTACAATACAATGATTTACAAAAAGTAGATGGTATTACAACATCGGGTCGAAGATTTTCAGATTCAGTATTTGATAATACCTATAATTTAAACATTGCGCCAAACAAACAAGAAGGAGGACAAGATTCAACTAACCTTATTGGTGGTATGAATAATGGATATGCCAAAAAATATATGTTTTCATTGGAGAACTTAGCTTGGAGAACTTCAAGTACTCCGGGATTTTCAGTTGCGGATTTAGCGATATGTGAGAGAGGACCTAATGGTGGTAGAGTTATGTGGTTTGCGCCTTATGGATTAACTTTTACGGAACAAACTCAAGCGAATTGGCAACCAAGTGAATTCCTTGGTAGACCGGAACCTATCTACACTTATAAAAGTACATCTCGTTCAGGTAGTTTAACGTGGAAGATAGTTGTTGACCATCCATCTGCGTTAAATGTTGTTGTTAATAAAATATTAAGTAATGAAACTAATAAAGTTAGAGTTGATAGTATTTTAGAATCATTCTTTGCCGGTTGTAGAAAATATGATTTATATGAATTAGCAAAAAAATACTACACGGTTAATCCAAATGATTTGTATCTCTTACAAGAAGCAATTTCATCAAAAGAAACGACTAAAGAACAAACTGAGTATATTAAAAAAACTGTTCAGACTGGTGTTAATTCACCAACAGGTGCGGATGTTAACGTATCCCAAGAAGGTGGTGGAGGAAACACTAACGTTGATTTTAAAAAATACGAACAATTAGGGTTTTATTTTGGAAATGATTTTCCTAAAAAAAATGAGGCGATACCAAATTATACAACAGAGTTTACAAGATATACTAGTGCTACTAATAGGCAATATTACAATACTAGACCAAACGCTCAACAAACTAACGTGTTTTTTGATTCGGTAGTTATTCCAAACTATAATTTGGCGAAAGAATTTGTTAATGATTTAGCAAAACAATTAACACAATATAAAGATAGTGATGGTACTATAACAGTTACTATCGACGCTAGTTGTTCTGCACCTGCGACTCAATCATATAATGTTGAGTTGGCTAAAAGAAGAATTGCCTCTATTATCAAATTTTTTGAAGAAAGTGATGTGTTAAAACCATTTTTATCAAAACAAAAATTATTACTTAAAGCAACAACTGTATACGGTGAAAATGCTCAAGTTTTACAATTTGATGCAGTAACTAAAACTTATAAAATTGGTACAAATGTAAATTGTTCTGATAATGATAGTAATGCTGTTGGAGGGGATACTCAAGTTGGTGCTAATGATATTACGACAACAAACGCGATGGCTTGTAGACGGGGTTATGTTAAAACAATTTTACCAACAATCAAACAACCAACGACTACACCTCCGGCACAATACACGACAATTGTTGAGGAAAATAAAGTATTAAAAACAGTAACAGAAGAAGTTGTGTCACAAGAATATAAACCAAGGGATAATATTACTAAACGTGTTTTAAGAGCTTTATTATCTGAATGTGATTACTTTGAGACCATCAAAGCTGAGACACCTATGGTTTATGATAACCTTAGAGATAAGTTGAAATTCTTTCAACCGGCATTCCATTCAACAACACCTGAAGGATTAAACTCTCGTCTTACATTTTTACAACAATGTATGAGACCGGGAGATACAATTCCAACGATTAAAGACATTGCAGGTAAACAACAATTACAATACAATAATGCAACGAATACATCATTTGGTGCACCTCCGGTATTAGTATTACGTATTGGGGATTTTTATAATACAAAAATTATACCTGAATCATTAAGTCTTGCATATGAATCATTAGATATTAACCCTGAAGGTATTGGTATTCAACCAATGATTGCAAACGTAACTTTATCATTTAAATTTGTTGGTGGTAGTGGATTAAAAGAATCTATTGATAAATTACAAAATGCTTTAACGTTTAATTATTATGCTAATACTGAAATTTGGGATGATAGAGCGGATGTTACCGCACAGGAAGATTTCTTAAAAGTT